TCCGGGATATGGTAGGAATCAATGTGGACGGATGGCAGGAACAGGTCATGGACCAGGTTGCTCTGAGAGCAAGGCAGATTGCAATACGTAGTGGACATGGAGTAGGCAAGACCAGTTGTGCATCATGGACTGCACTTTGGTTCCTGTTCCATCACTTTCCATGTAAAATTGTCATCACATCTCCATCCCAGAAACAAATGGATGATGCACTGATGGCAGAACTCAAATCAACCATCAGGAAACTTCCACGGAGTCTCTCAGACCTCCTGGAGGTTTACAAGGAACGGGTTGAGCTCATAGGTGCCCCCCAGGAGGCATTCATCTCATGCAGGACTGCACGTTCTGATGAGTCAGGACCCCAGGCCCTTGCAGGAATCCACTCAGAACACTGTCTGATCATTGTGGATGAAGCATCTGCATGTCCTGAAGTGATCTACCAGTCCGTTGGATCCTCAATGACTTCTCCCCATGCAACCCTGATGCTCATTGGGAATCCAATCAAGGCCCAGGGATATTTTTACAATGCATTCCACAAGATGCGTGAGGACTGGTGGACCTTGAAGGTTTCCTGTTTTGATGTCCGTGAGGATCGTGTTGACTCCGCCTATGCATCCAACATGTCCAAGACCTATGGAGACACAAGCAGTGTCTACCGTGTACGGGTTCTGGGGGAGTTTCCAACCTCTGACTCCGATTCCTTGATTGCCCTCGACCTGGTGGAGTCTGCACAGGTCAGGGATGTTGCACTTCATTCTTCAGAACCCATTGTGATGGGAGTTGATGTGGCACGTTTTGGTGATGACTCAACTGCAGTCTGCCTGAGACAAGGGAACTACGTCCTGGAACCTGTGAGGACCTGGAAGAAGTTGGACCTCATGGAGACCACTGGACGGGTCATGGAAGTATGGGAGACATCCCGTGGGACCGATGAGGAGATCCAGACGATTTATGTTGACTCCATCGGACTTGGAAGTGCAGTGGTGGACCGTCTTTCTGAGCTGAAGGCACCCGTCGTTGGAATCAATGTCAGTGAATCTCCATCAATGGGATCCAACTATCTGAACTTGCGTGCCGAGTTGTGGTTCAAGGCACGGGAGTGGTTGGAGACCAAGGAGGTGAAAATACCAGAGGATGATGAGAAACTATCAGGAGAACTGATTCTTCCAAAATATTCTCATGCATCCAATGGGAAGCTGAAGGTTGAGTCCAAGGAAGGAATGAAACGTCGGTCAGGACTCTCTCCAGACTGTGCAGATGCTTTCTGCCTCACTTTTTCAGAGGCAGCAGCATATGGGCAGGGTAAGGGGCTTTCCCGTTCCGACGGTGCCCTCAAGAGGTCTATCGGGGGGATTGTTTGATTATTCCCTAATTTCTTCAGGAGATAAAATCCCTTCAGCTTCTGTAAAATTATACCCGACAGGATTTTGGCCACCATGCAAGTATTCAACAATAGAAGATACATCTGTAGGATTCTCTAAATCCTGCAAGTCATGTTGTACAACATCATCCAGTTCCAACTCTTCAATGATAGGTTTAACGCCAAGATTTTTAGCACTCTTCAACCTGTGTGATCCTTCAATGGCTAACCATGCGTCTCCACTCCACACTGCCCTGATCTTTGGTGACCCTTGTATCATCACTTTCTGAGCAATGTCCGTCATCCTCTCCTCCTCCTCCAAGTGAGGAGCATAGACCATAAAAGACTCATCATCCTCTGTAATCCTGGTTTTGTAATCTCCAGAATCAATTTCAAGGGAATTCTGATTCATCCGGTCCTGTGCTGCATAGGCTGCATCCATGTCAGGGGTTGCCCCCACATTTAATGCAGGAGGGTCGAGCACCTCTCCAAGCAAACCCATCAGGGGGTTTGCCCGTGCCAGTTTGGGAGTGATAGTCTTCAGTTCCTGGAAATCTGCAAGGAGACCAGGTTCAAATTCAAATGTCTTATTGTCCATGTTTCCTCCTGTAGAATGGGACCAAGGTATCAGTAGGATCTTTACTAGTCAACTTTTGGGATTCTTCCCAGACGTGTTCAACAGGTGCAGCACTGCCATCTCCACTACCTTATTAATAGGGTTCCTGCCCTGCTCCCATGCCTGGATGGTCTGGTATGAGACTTCCAGTGCATTTGCCATCTTCATCTGGGAGAGACCCAGGACACCCCGGGCCTGTTTGAATTCATCTGGAGTCATGTCGGAGAGGGTAAGCATTTTATGTTCCGATAAGGTTTCTCTTCTGTGTTTGTAAAGTTTGTTATCAACCCAGGTCATTACAGATCCAGTTTCCATGTTTAGTGAATTCAGCATCGGTCCAGCAATATGCTTGAGGGACATATCTTGATGATGCCTTGGAAGGTTCTGGGCATTCCCTGCCATTGTACTTAGCAGTGATCACATGATTTCTTATCAGTGAAAGAATGGTTGACTGTTTGATGTCACCACGATTTCCATCTGTTTTGAAATAACCAGATCCATCTTTGATTTTTTGGATGACTTTGATTTGTTGTTCGCTGAATTTCATTTCCATCTCCGTTTGGGTGATGCCCCCGGAGGGGCTTTGATTAATTAAAATGATGAATGATAAACTTCAGAAAGAAGGTCTTCAGGTACACCAGCAACCCAACCGATATCATAAATACGATCAGCAATCTTCTGCCACTCGACCAAATTATGATGCTCTTGATTAGCTTCATACTGTTCTACTGTCTCGTCCCAAAATCGTTCTCTAAACATTTTGTCTCCAGTTTGTGTGGCAACCATTATTGGCTGCTAGATACTATTATATAAGCTTATTAAATAGTATGTCAAGCAAAATAGTGAATTATTTTTATCAATAAAATCATACCTTTAAGTAATTAATTCAAAATAAGTTTTGCCA